CGGCTCAGAACGTATTCGCATAGACTCATCAGGCAACTTGTTGGTGGGTAAGACTACTACAGCTATTGGTACTGTAGGCACAACACTTGGTGAGTCTGGTTTTATAACTGCGACACGAAGTGGCAATCCAGTGCTTAATCTAAATCGTACAAGCAGTGATGGCCCTATAGCCGATTTCTATAGAGGTGATGTGTTAAAGGGTTCTATTAACATTTTCTATAGCAACTTAATGATTGGTAAAGAAAGTGGTGCAAGGATAGCATTTGGTAGCACAAATATTTACTCAACTAATAATGCAGGTTCTACAGTAGATAACTCTTATGATTTAGGTTCTACAGCCTCTCGCTTCAAAGACGTATACGCTGTAAACTATCACGGCGATGGCTCTAACCTAACAGGTATTACAGACACAACCTACAGTGCTGGTGCTGGCCTTGATTTATCAGGTACAACTTTCAGTGTTGAAGATGATATACGAGAATATTCAGACCAAATAGTTGGGAATAATGCAAATGAATACACTAGGTGGGTAGCAGATAGAATTGAGATGGTTGTCCAAAATGGTGAGAAGATGCGTATTGAATCTGATGGTGACTGTCATGTCGATGGCAACGTCATTGCTTACTCAACAACAGTCTCTGATGAACGTCTAAAGAAAGACATCGTGAAGATAGACAATGCCTTAGATAAAGTATCACATCTAAATGGTTACACATTTGAATACTTAGCTGATGGCAAAAAGTCTGCTGGTGTTATTGCTCAAGAAGTCGAGAAGGTAATGCCAAGTGCGATTACTGAAAGCACACTTCCCCTCAAGATGGGTGAAGATGATAAGACTGAATACAAGACAGTGCAATACGATCAACTTCATGGATTAATGATTGAAGCAATCAAAGAACTTAAAGCTGAAATCGAAGAACTAAAAGCGAGATAAGTTAGATGGCATTACAAACTTCTGGTCAAATATCCTTAAACGATTTGCACGTTGAGGCTGGCGGTTCGTCTGGGAGCGAGTGTTCTTTTAATGACACTGATATTCGGGATATGATTGATAAAAGCTCTGGCTCACAAAGCTCAATGAGTGAGTTTTATGGGGCAACTTCTGGAAATGAAGTAGAAGGCGCACACTTATTTGTTCAAGACCCAACAGAAAACACTGAAAGAGACATAGGCTCTAGTACCTATACATTTACAGTGCCTACTGGTGTATTGAATATATCTGTTGTTTGTATAGGACAGGGTGCAGTTGAAACTTCTGGGACAAACAGTTTTAGAAGATACTATTATCAAAGTAACGGTGGCGGCTATGGCGGTGGCGGTTTATGTTATAAAAACAATATAGATGTTGTCGCTGGGCAGACATTTACAATAACGCTAAATAGTAGTTATGCAAGATTTTATAGGGCTGGTGTTTGTGATGTAAGAGGCAATGCTGGTAATTTAAAAAATGGTGGCACTTTCTCAGGAGGAGACGGCGGCGGAAATGGCGGAAACGGCGGCTCCAATAATGCTGGCTCTAATAATGATGTGACTTTTTATGTAGGATCAGGCGGCGGTGGTGCTGGAGGATACGGCGGATCGGGCGGTGCAGGTGGTTCGGCTTATGCTCCGCCTAATTCTGGACGGAGTGGTGCTAATGGCTCAAATGGTGGCGGAGGTGGCGGAGGTAACATGTGGACTGATCAGCAAGGCTCTGGTTATGGTGGCGGTCACTACGGCGGTGGTACTGCGCCCTTTGGTCAAGGTTCGAATGGATCGGGTGGGTCTGGTGATACCAACAGTAGTAGTATCAACAACGGTACACAAGGAGGAGGTGGCTCTGGTAACACCTCAAACTTCCCATCTACAAGTGAAAGCAATGGTAATAGGGTTTTCTTTGGCGCAGGACATTTTGTTGGTTATGCAGATATTGCCCCCGGAAGTTCTTTACCAAACCCTGCGGCAAGAAACACCGTTCGAGGATGTGTTCGTGTTGTTTGGGGTTTGGGGAGTGGACAAGCATTCCCATCAACTGATGTAGCATATAGAGATGGGGAGAGTACAAACTAATGTATACCGATGCAGAAAATCAAGTAATAGAATTAATTCGTGTTAAAAGAGATAAAATATTAGAAGAGACAAGTGGCTGGGAAGGATCGGGAACTAATGAGCAATTAGCTTACCGCCAAGCTATTGCAGATATTGAAGATCAGTCTGAGTTTCCTTTTAATGTAACATGGCCTACAAAGCCTACCTAAAAGAATTTACTTACCTAAACTTTAGCTAAGTAATAAACCCAAGATAATTTTGTCTTGGTAACCTTAACCAAAACTAAAGGAGTTTATAATGGGAAAAACAGAAAAAAACCCAACTATAACTATCAATGATAAAGAATACGATATTGAGAGTATGACTGATCAGCAAAAGATTATGATCAACCATATTGCCGACTTAGATCGAAAGATTTCTACAACGCAATTTAACCTAGACCAAATAAGTATTGGTAGAGAAGCTTTCGTCAATAGGCTTACAGCTTCCTTGGAAGAACCAGCCGTAGAAGAAGCAGCATAAATTATATAATATAAAAAGGATGAGCCATGAGTAAGGCAAGAGACTTAGCAGACAGTGCACAAGAGATAAACATTTTAGATGGTAAGAGTTTCCTTGACGAGGATAACCTTGCCAGTGACTCTGCTACTGGTATTGCTAGTCAGCAGTCTATCAAAGCATATGTAGATGGTATCACTACAACTAACATCACCTCTACAGGTGCATTGAATAGTGGTAGCATAACGTCAGGTTTTGGTAACATAGACAATGGCTCATCTACTATAACAACTACAGGTGCTATCTCAGGTGGTAGCTTCGTAATAGGTAGTGCTGATATTAATGAGAGTGATTTAGAGAGTATTGATGGTATTACCGCAGGTACAGTATCAGCATCTAAAGCTGTCGTAGTTAATACAAACAAAGATATAACAGGCTTCCGTAACATAACAGCTACAGGTACTATCAGTGGTTCACTTAGTGGTACACTTAGCGGTTCTCTATCATCTACTACTACAGCAACAACACAAGCTGAATCAGATGATAGTACTAAGATAGCTACAACAGCTTACGTTACAGATAAGATTACAACACTTATTGGTGGCGCACCAAGCACACTCAATGACTTGAATGAGTTAGCTGCGGCTATTAATGATGATGCTAACTATAACACTACACTCACAACAGCATTGGCTACTAAGTTACCTTTAGCTGGTGGCACTATGACAGGCGATGTCCTGTATAATGATAGTGTCAAAGCTAAGTTTGGTGCTGGGTCTGACCTACAGATTTACCATGATGGGTCTAATAGTTATATCAACGATACTGGCACAGGAAAGTTACGGATTGGTGGCGATACAAGTGTAAGCATTACTAATTCAGATAACACTGTTTCATATGCAGTCTTTAACGATGCAAATGCTGTTAAGCTGTATTACAACGATGCTAAAAAGTTTGAGACAACATCTACGGGCGTATCTATAACAGGTGGTGCTTCAGTATCAGGTGACATTACACAAACAGATGGCGATTTAATCTATAGCGGCAATATAAACTGGGACATATCCCATACTGTAGCCTCTCAAAATATAGTGATTAAAACAACACCATCAGGCGGTTCTCCTACAGAAGCCATGCGCATCGACTCATCAGGCAACGTGTTGGTAGGTACTACTGATAATAACGTTACCAACAACTCAGGCAATAACCCCGGTATAAATATCGGTGTCGCAGGTATTAAAGGGTATATGTCTTCTGCACGTTATCAAGGGCCACCTCTTTCTATTAATCGTTTAGGCAACGATGGGGACATTCAATTATTTTCTAAAGACGGCGCAACTGTAGGTAGTATTGGTGTTAATACAGATAGACTATACCTAAGTACAGCTACTCGTGGCATTGCGGTAGATGAAAGTGGTGGAACTTTACTACCTGTAAATGGGGCTGGTGCTAATAATGACAACAGTTTAAATTTGGGTGCGTCTTCGGTTCGCTGGAAAGACCTTCACCTATCAGGCAACATAAGTGTTGGCGGTACAGTAGACGGACGTGATGTAGCATCAGATGGTTCTAAGCTTGATGGTGTGGCTACTAATGCTAACAACTATTCACACCCAACAGGTAATGGTAATAACCATATCCCTAGTGGCGGCTCTACAGACCAAATACTTAAATATGCATCTGCTGGCACTGCACAATGGGCAGACGCTAGTGGTGGCTCAAGAGTATTGTTAAGCAGGTCGGTTATGAACAACACTTCATCTTATGTTTTTACAGGAGTTGATAGCACTAAGTATGATAGTTACTATATTGAGTTTAATGGCATAGTCTGTACCCAAGACTCAAAAGATTTTTTAATGAAATTTAGTGACAACGGCGGTAGTTCTTACAAAGGCTATGGGGATGTACGAGGAACTCTCTTTTACCATAAGGGTGGCTCTCAGTTGAGCGACACTTGGAACGAAGATATGAGAATAAGTAGACAACAAGGCTTTACTACTTCAGGAAACTTTGGAGCTAATGTGAGTGGATATGTAATGATAATGAATGCACATGGTGGAAATACAGTAACCACCCAAGCGATGGGGTCTGCTACATATAGGGCATACAGCAATGAACAGGTAGTAACTTTGTATTCTTGCGGAACTGCTGAAGAGAGTTATTCAAGAAATATTTGGACTGATTGGAATGCATTCAAGCTACAGTTTGATAATGGTAATATGCAAAAAGGTACAATTTCAGCTTTTGGTATACTCAAATAAAAAAGGTAACGACGATGTCAAATCACAAAATAGTAGACGGAATAACAATACAGCTTACTGAAGAAGAAGAAATCCAACTAGCGGCAGAACGGGCGGCACAAGAGGCTAAAGCTCCAGAATACGCAAGAAAAGTACGTGATGACTTACTCTTATCAGATGTAGACCCTATTGTATCTAATGCTTTACGTTGGAACGAAATGTCAGAAGATAAACGAACGGAGTGGACTAATTATCGTCAAGCTCTGTTAGATATAGAAGACTTAGATGGCTATCCAGATAATATAACATGGCCTACTAAACCATGACCGAGAGTTGGCACTTATCTAAGTCAGTATAAGGAATGCAAAATCAATGACTGAGATTAACTTGACACCACAGGAGTTAGAGTCTATGCTAGATCGTGCAGCTAAGCGCGGAGCTAAGCAAGCTTTGTCGTCTATCGGATTACATGATGCGACAGCAGCTAAAGATATAAACGAAATGAGAGATTTACTTGACGTATGGCGCGATACACGCAGAGGTATTTGGTCTACTGTGGTCAAGGTAACAACAATAGCTATTTTAACATTCATTGCTGGTGCAGTGTGGATGCAGTTAGGGAATAAATAATTATGGCAAAAAAGTTTGTAGGGTTTAAACCTGAGACATTACAGAAGAAGGTTTTACCAGCGCTGGGTTACAATGGCCCTATGGACAATAAATCTATTAATCTCTTTCTAGCAGCTAACCCCAGTGCAGCGGCTAGGATGGGTAAGTTCACCTTAGCGGCTAGGCGTACCATAGAGGGTGCTCCTGTTAAGATGATGGCTGAGGGTGGGGTAAATATCAATAGTGGTGCAAGCGTCATGACTAAGGCTATTACCTCTGACCCTCGTAAGCTAACTATTAAAGCTGAAACAGAAGCAGATCAAGGTGTGGGTACAGGTATTATTCCTGGCACAGGTCAAGCAGGTGGTATAACTGCAGCAGGTACTACATCAGCAATACCCTCTCCAGACGCTGTAGCTGCACCTATTGTACAACCAGCTACTATAGACTCTGTTACAGCTACACCTGCTGTAGATACAGCCCTCTCAGGAGTTACTCCAGCTACAGGTGTAGTAAGTGATGAAGCTACTATGACAGCGGCTCAGGGTGATCCTACAAAGTTAGCTCAGTTAGATCTACAAGCGGCTCAGGGTGAGGCGGCTAAAGTAGAAGATGCTCCTACACGTGTAGTTGAAGCAGGAGAGATGGTTGACGGTTCTGCTGTAGATCAAACAAAAGTACAAGACATTTATGGAACACAGAAGCTAGAAGCGGCTAGTGTTAAGGATGAGTTGTCTTCTCTTATGGCAGACTTTGAAGGTGGAGCTACACCAGCGTGGGCTGCAGGTGCTATGAGAGGTGCTACAGCTACTATGGCTGCACGTGGGTTAGGTGCATCATCACTAGCTGGTATGGCTATAGTACAGGCGGCTATGGAATCTGCACTACCTATTGCACAGATGGATGCATCTAATAAGCAAGAGGTTGCTATGGAGTCTGCACGTCAACGTGCTGGTTTCCTTAATATGGAATTTACTCAAGAGTTTCAAGCTAAGGTTCAGAATGCATCTAGGATATCTGAAATAGCTAACATGAACTTCACTGCACAACAGCAGGTAGCTCTTGAGAATGCTAAGATGGCTCAGACTATGAACTTAGAAAACCTGAGTAATCGTCAGGCTAAGGTTATGGCTGATGCTGCAACTATGTCTCAGATGGACTTAACTAATCTAAATAATAGACAGCAATCACTGGTACAAAATGCTCAGGCTTTCTTACAGATGGATATGGCTAACCTTACCAATGAGCAACAGACAAGTATGTTTGTAGCACAACAGCGTGTTAATACTATCTTATCTGATACAGCACAAGAGAATGCAGCTAAACAGTTTAATGCTACATCAGAGAATCAGACTAACCAATTCTTTGCTACACTTGCTACACAGGTATCACAGTTTAACTCTGAGCAAACTAATGCTATGTCTCGTTTTAACGCTGGTGAAGCTAATGCTCTGTCTAGGTTTAACTCAGATCAAGACAATGCACGTGATCAGTTTAATGCTACTAATCATTTGATTGTAGCTCAGGCTAATGCTCAGTGGGCGCAGTCTATAACAACAGCTGAGAATGCGGCAGACAACCAAGCTAACCGTGATGCGGCTCTAGCGTCTAACAACTTAACCATGACTGCCTATAATAACATGGTTCAACGTGAACGAGATATTCTTGCTTGGGCTTGGCAGTCAGGTGAGAATGCAGCTCAAAGGGATGCTAGTATTGCTATGTCTAAGATTGCTGCTGAAGCTAAGGCTTCTGCTGGTGGTGACACTGACTCTAGTGGCTTGTCAGCCGCATCAGGGAAGTTCCTTGGAGAGATTGCTGTTAACGCAGCCGCCCTACTATTCGGAAAGTTATAAGAAGGTAATATCAACTATGCCAGAACCAGGTTATAATCCAAACGCTGTATCCAGTTACTACAATCCTAGTAGGTCTACACGTCCTAAGCTACGTCCTGCAGGTTTAGGTTCACGTTCTAGTGGTTCATCTAGGGCTGATAGAAAAGGTGAGTCTGCAGTTTTCTCTGCACCTAAGCCAGTGTATACACCTCCATCAAGTTCTAGGGATAATAATAAATCTAAAGCTGAAGTACCAGCAAGCCCAGCGGATAATCTATATAGTATTACTGCTGAGTCTTTAATGAGTGCTGGTGGTGGTAGTAGTCTTTCATCACCTAGTTCAAAAAGAGTGTTACCTATGACTTTGTATGAACAAAAGAATATGCAGGAGATGAAGACTGAACTAGAAGATTATCTACGTGGTGTTGCTGTTGAAGATGCTATTACAGCTGACATGGCTGTACCAGAAGTTTATACAGGTGAAGTGAATGATGTTGAGGTTAAGTCTGGAGACACACTGACAGCTATAGCTAAAGATCAGGGTGTATCTTTACAGGAGTTGATAGAAGCTAATCCGCAGATAGACGACCCTGATCTGATTTTTCCTGGGCAGAAAATAAACATACCAAGTACAGAAGAAACACCTGTTGTGGATATAGCTACAGCTATTGAACAAGATCAGATTAGACAACAAGATACATCTACATTAAAAGGTAGCCAAGTAGGTCTTATGTCTAGACCTGCTACTGTTGAAGATACTAAGATGTCTGAGACTATATTACAAAAAACGCCTACAGATGATAGTTTAGAACAAGCTTTAGCTATAGCAGCTAATATAAAGAATGCAAAACCTGAGGATATATACAATAAAGTTATTATGCCTCTGGCTTACCATGAATCTGATGGTACAATGGACCCTAAACTAGCTCAGTATGGTGGAGGTCCTGGTAGAGGTGTTATGCAGCATGAACCTGATCGTTTCAACTCATCAGTTGTAAGAGCTATTAGACAGTTTAACCAGTTAGGTAAAGATATACCTGAGTGGCTTGATAATATAGATTTATCTGGAGACATACAAAAGGAGATAACTTCTTTGACAGCAAATCAACAGATGTCTTTAGCTGTGTACGATCTTTTGCAAAAAAGGGGTGTTGACATAGGAGAAGTCTTATCAGGTAAAGAATCTATAGAGGAAGTATGGGCTGATCATTGGTGGCAAGGACCTGATAAGCAGAGGAAAAAAAGAATAGCGGCCTTCCGTAGAAGTCAGAGACAACTAAACAAGAATGCACCATCTAATAATACAACAACGTTTGAGTTCCCATAATGTTTGGACTTCCCTTAGAATTAATCACAATGCTTTTCTCCACTGTCTTAGGTGGAGTTATGTCCATATGGGGTCAAAGCAATAAAGCTAAAGCAGAACAACAGAAAGCCCTAGTAGGTGCAGTCAGCGATGCGAGAGAGCATGGCAAGACAGATAAACACTTTGCTTGGACACGTAGGATCATAGCTTTATCTGCAGTCTTCTCTATTATTGTGTTGCCAAAGCTAGTAGCAGTATGGTATCCTGACGTAAGTGTAATCGTTGGTTATACAGAAGTACAGGGTGGCTTCATCAACTGGATCTTAGGCGCACCAGATGCAATACATTGGAAAGCAGCACGTGGCTTTGTTATAACCCCACTAGACACACACATAGTTTCAGCAATAGTCGGCCTCTACTTTGGCGCTGGCTTCACTAAATAGGATATACACATGCCAATAGCAGGACCATTTGATAGACCCATTCCTGGTGAGTCACTCACAGGTGAACCACGTAATAACCCTTGGGAACAACCAGCCCAGATGTCAAACATTAATGAGGTGGCTGCATACTACATTGAGAGACTAGACAATGAAGAGATACTACAAGACTTTGGTTCTATGATGGAAGCTGGTGTATCTTTAGCTCCTATTGTTGAGACTGTATACCTTCAAGGTGTTATGAGAGGCTTACACTCACTAGATGCAGGAGTTGTTGTAGCGCCTGTTATACACGCATATTTAAAAGCTTCTCTTGAAGATCTAGGTGTTATGGTTAAAGATACAAACGATAACCCACAGAAGAAAGCAGAAGCTGCAGAGATGCAACGCTTCCTCATGATTGCTAATAGTATGTTAGATAAAGAGGGTACAGATGAATCTGATGAAGGTCAACAGATGATTGAGTCTATGGTTGAAACGCAGGAGGGAGAACCTGTGGAAGAAGAGATGCCACAAGAAGAAGAAGTAACACAAGAACAAAAGCCTATGGGCTTGATGGCAAAGGGTTAATATACAATGGCATTTAATAAAAACGAATTTATGGCTCAATTCCTTAACCAAGTTACAGATCGTATGGGTGAGATGACTGATGAGGCTAAAGCCTTTAAGGAAAGACAGATACAGGCTAGTGATCGTAACAAGGCACTTATAAGTACACGTACTGCTAGAGCAAATGCAGCTGTAAGTTTAGGTAGAGAGGCTCTTCAGTATATACCAGAAGGAGCTAGGTCTAAAGCTATAATACGTACTGCTATGGCTTCTGGTATGACAGGTGTAAGTCAACTTAGAGATAAACTTGCAAAGGCTCATGCTGATGCAGGTTTAGCTCCAGGTCAAACACTATCTATAAATGACGTTGAAGCTGTTGTTAATATGCCTAACATACCTGATATTGATACAAAGTATATTGATATGCCACTAGAGCAGTTTGCTAAAGAGACTTACGGAGCTACAGCAGAAGCTACTAAGTTTAAAGATGATACCAATATAGTTGGTAGATTGTTTGGCTTTGGTGCTATGGATAGAGCCAGAGAAGAACTAGGTAAAATAGATGCTATGGACGGTATGTCTGTTGCAGATATAAACGCCGCTTCTCGTTTAGCTGAGTTTAATGCTCTTATACCCAACGCTGTAATGTCTTTCTCTGAGATGAAACGTTTTAGTAAGCTAGAAGGTTTTAACTTTGCTAAAGATATAGCAGAAACTTATGATGACGCACTAAAATCTAGAGAAGCAGAGGATGAGGCAGAAAAAGCTTACAAGCTTCTTGTACAAAAGGCTGTAGATGCTGGGCGTAAAGAGAGTGACGTAGGTCCTGCAGAGATTCTTGAGGCAAAAAGAATTGCTAAACAATTTTATGCTAGGGGAAAGGTAAAAGAAGAAATCGACATGTATGCAGGTATGTATGGTGCAGCTGGTGGTTTCTTTGATCAGCAGGTTGCCACAGATCAGATTGCAAAACTTATGGGTAAGGATTATCTATCTCAGCTTATGAAGGAGTATGAGTATACCCCTAAGGCTGACACTGAAGAAAAAGATAAAACTGAAACAACAAAACCTGAGGTAGTATCAACTACTGAAGAATCTAAGATGGCAGAATTGCCATACGCAGAACCTACTGTATCACAGTCTGTTGCAGAACCTCTACCACCAGAGAAGCATAGACCAGGTGGTGATAGAAAAGCTGGATTTGGAGATGCAGATATTAGACAATGGGATAGGCAGTATGGAGGTAGGTACACATTTGACGGTCAACCTATCCTAGTTGAACCTAGACCTACAGACCCTAAGGCTAAAATATATATCTATAAAGGTGTTAAGAAAAGAAAGTCTCAAGTCAATGCTATGGATAATTGGGATGATCAGTACGGCGACACACATAACCCAGACGGTACACCTAAACAGTTTAAGGGCGACTAAGTATGAATTACTTTGAACAAAAAGAATATATGAAAAATCTTTATAGTGGTGCAGATTCTTCTTCTGAAAAAAAGTATGAAACTTTATCGTTTGATCCAGAAGAAACATTATCTGTAGACGACATACGAAAAGACTATAAGTATAATCAACCTATTCGTGACTATATGATTGAACGTATGGGTGTAGATTATCAAACTAAATCAGACGAAGATGTAGTAGATGATTTTGTAAAGCACATGCGTTACTTTAACTCTAACACTGTAATGACTGCAGGTGAAGTTAGATTTGTTACTAAAGCAAACGACAGACAAAAAGAAACAGCACGTAAAGCTTATCAGATATATGATCAGCTAGGTAATGTCTTTGTTAATGATGGATTGATGGGTGCTGTAAAGGGTGTAGGAGACTACGTATTTGCTGCGGCATCTGATCCTACTAACTACTTAGGTATACTTACTGGTGGTATAGGTAGAGCTGCAGCTGGTGGTGTTCAAGTAAGTGGTAAGCAAGTTATAAAAGCTGCAGTACGTAAGGCTGGTAGAGATGCTCTAAGATCTGGTGCTACAAAAAAAGCAGCTAGAGAAGCAGGGCGTAAAGCTGGTAAAGAAGCGGCTGAACGTGCGGCAGCTAGGGGTATGACAGATAAAAGAACTAAGGGTATATATGATAAAGTATCTAAGCTTGTTGAAACAGAAGCTAAGAAAACTATACCTAGAGATGCCATGAAAGAAGCACAGAAAAATTTATTTAGAACAGCGGCTACTAAATCCTTGTATGCTACTACAGCGCTGGACGCTACGGCTGCTGTGTATCAAGATATTGCAAATCAAGAGGCTCGCCTAGAAGTAGGAGCGCAGGATTCTTTTAGTAAAACACAGAGTGCTTTCTCTGCTCTCCTTGGTGGTGTTGCAGGTGGCGCTCAACTTATTACACGTAAGCTAGGTGCTGGTAAATCAGGCTTTGAAGACACACGCACAGAGACAGAAAAGTTAGCGCAGAATACCATAGATTTATATGCTCCTATTCTAAAGAAAACAGACACACCTGAGGCGGCTAAAGCTATACGTAAAGCTACAGATAAGTGGAATGCTAAAGTAGCTAGAGGTAAGAAGGGTAGAGGTGAAGTAATAGACGACTCTCAACTCATAAGAGAAATAATGTTTGGAGATGTAGAGGGTGAAATAGGTGGCCTTGTTGGTGTATTCAGATCCAAGGGATACAAGGTTGGTAAAGAAGTTCACATATCTGATGTTATGACTAACGTAGCTAACTCACTTACACAGAAAGAACTTGAAGATATTAATATTGCTTTTGCTAAGCATACAGGTTTTAAATTTGGTGATCTCACAGGTGCACGTGTTAAGCTAGGAGATCTTATGGCTGACCGTTTTAGTGAGGCTGGTAAGACTTTGCAAGTAGCATCACAGGTTAGTAAGACTTTAAACTCTGGACTATTAGCAGCTGAGACTAAGATAAAACTACAGTCTAACACTATTAAAAAAGCTGAGGAATCTGAAAAGACATTAGCTGATGGTACAAAAGTTCCTAAGCCACCTGAGCCATTACGTTATGGTCAGTCTGTATGGAAACGATTACTTGTTTCATCCCCGGCTACCACAGCATTAAACGTTGCTGGTTTTAGCCAGTATTATGTAGGTCAAACTATTGCTGATCTGTTTAGTTCAACAGCTCTAATGACTAAGGGTGTAGCTCAAAGTACATATAATACTAAAGCTGCACAAGAATCTTTTAGACAGGCACGTGCACTTAGCTCACTACAGGTACAAAAGCTACGTAACTTAATGGACCCGTACACTACACGTGATGCATACATGAAATTTCTTGAAGATCCTGAGAACTTAGATGCACAGAAGGTACTGTTTGAAACTATGGCAGGTGGTGTAGATGCATCAGCTAAACGTTATGGCATGGACCCTAACAACCCAACCTTTCGTAATGTAGAGGCTTTCACTAGAGCTATGAATCAGATAACAGGTGTGCGTATACAGGATACGTTTACTAAGTCTCAAATGTTTATGACTGATATGGATAAGTACCTAAGGTTAAAGAGAGGTGTTACTCTTAAAGAAGCCTTACTATCTGATGATATAATTATTGATGATGAGGTTATATCAGGTGCACTAGATACTACTCTTAAGTCTGTGTTTGCTAAAGACTATACTACAAAAGAACAACCAGAAATTATTAGAACAGCAGCTAAGTTTGTAGAGACTGTATCCAATACACCTTTCTTGGGTACTATACTACCCTTTGGTCGTTTCTTTAACAACGTTGTTGCTACAGCTTATCAATGGGGTCCTTTCTCTGCACCTGAGACACTATTAAAACCTATGTATAAACGCATAGTTAAAAAAGAAGGTATGGGTGTTTCAGAAATGGATGCAGCAGCTCGTACAACCGTGGGTATAGCTGGTTTAATATTAGCCTCTCAGTATGATAAAGAACGTAGGGATGAAGGTTTAGGTGTATACGAAATTAATGTAGGTGGCGGTAAAATTATAGACGCTAAAAACACATATCCATTTTCTGCATTCCTTGCTGCTGGACGTATCTTCAATATGAAACTGAATGGTGAGACTGTACCACCAGAACTTATACAAGAGATGGGTACTCAAGTTGCTGTAGGACAGTTAGCAAAAGACGCTCAGTTTGGTAATGATCTAAACAACCTACTAGATGTATTGATAAACCAAGATGAAGGTGCACGTGGTGCACAGTTTAATGCCTTCCAAAAAACCTTTGGTAATCTCTTAGCAGGTACTACTAGACCTTTAGATGCTGTCAATAAGATTGTAGGTTTTGCTATGGGTACAGACGCAGCTAAAGACGTAAGACAAGCTGACGGTTTAGGTTTGTTTACGCAGACTTCTACAAAATACTTTGATAATATCCTTGAAGCATTCATAGGCAAGACAGATACTATTACTGGTGAAGATTTGAAAGTAGCAACAAGAGAGGGTGAGATATATGATGCTAACCCTTTTGCTAGAATCTTTGGTCTGACTATAAAGCAGGGTCGTACAGCTACTGAGAAAGCATACTCTATGTCTGAGATGCAAGCTTGGACTGCTAATGAGAGATCTAAACTACCTGCATATGATAGAGCATTCAACGGTATGTTAGCCCCTATCTTAGAGAGACAGACGCAGAGACTTTTAAGGACAGAGCAGTTTATGAAAGCTGACCTACCCGAAAGACGTGGTATGTTAAAGGCTGTACTACGTAGTGCTAAGAAGCAGATACGTGAGAGGTTAGATGATGGTTATACTACAGGTGATAATGTTAAGCTAAGAGCTGCATATAAAGCAAAGTCAAAGTTCTCTAAAGAGATAACTACAGAAGCTAAGAAAGTACTGAAAGAAAAGTTTGGTGTGAGCGGTGATATAGAAGACTATTCTTTCGCTGAGCTAGATTTATTTATAAGTTATAGTGAACATCTCAAAGATGCCTATGACGAAGCTGGTCAGTTATAAACAAAGAGAGAGGGGGCAATTAAGCCCCCTTATTTTATTCCATGTATGTCAGCTGATAATCTAGCCCACATCTTTGCTTCCATAAGTTTCTCCCTGGCCCTCTCCTTTTCCCTACAATCATGTAAGTTGTTTAAGATGTAGCTGTCTAGATTACGCACTTCTTTGTTAAGCCCAGTATTAAACTTGTTACTCTTAGTCTTAACAAAGTTATTTGCCTCTAGCTCTATCTTCTTCATTCTTTATTTTCTACTTTCTTTAGGTAGTTTAATGCTTGTTGTACACCCTCACTATTGTCACCCAGCATACCCATACCACGGTTACAACTACCACACAAATGACCTCTGTATGTACCTGTCCTATGGCAGTGATCCAAGTGTAGCTTTTCTCCTTTGAGATCTTTAGAGTCTACACCGCAGCAATCACAGCTACCATAAGCTTTATGCCCATGAAATTTTTGAAGACTTTGCTGTATTACCCTACCTTTATTTGCACAAGATTTACATTTGTTATGAAAGTGTGTATTAGAAGTACCATCCTTTGAGTGGTAAACACTAACTGGATAAAAGTACTCATCTGTTTCTGGTAAAACCTCTTCACAAACTGAACACTTTTTATCTCTAACATCAGTAGAGAGTGCTTCTCTTTCCATATCCTCAAACAAGTTAAACTTTAGTTGCATCATGTATCCTCTGGTATAGCGTTACACATAGGTAATATAAAAACTTTTTCAGTAAGTTCTTCTGGTAGGTATGTATATACACTTGTCATTGCACGTGCTGCACCATCAATACAGCTATCATATGTATCATACAGGATAGGTGAAGCTTTTATTGTTGGCTCTTCACCCACCATGAATGCTATAAGTACAAGAACATACACTATTCTTGCTCTTCAGAATCAAATTTATCTTTGACGTAATCTACTCCTTGTGTTACCTTAGGTTCTACATAGTCATACGTAGAACTACCTACATCACTAGCTACTTCAATAGCTGCAATGCCTACAAAAAACATTACTAAAACTTCAACCATCTAATTGTTCCTTTAGTTCACTATAGCCACCGACATGGTGACCTTCATTGTCCCATATTTGGGGTACAGTATTCATACCTGCCTGTTGCATTAATGTCAACAACCACCGACTACTAACTGTATCAACAGAGTAAGGCATAAACGCTATGCCTTTCTCCTCTAGTAAGTGCTTTGCCTTATTACAGAACCCACACTTCGTTGTTCCTAGTACTACATACATAGCTTATACTAGATCTACAATTTCACAAGAGTCTCCAGAGCAAGCCATTGTTTGCATAGACACTGTGTTATCTTCACTCTCATAATCTGATAGCTCTGACCAATCAATACGAGTAGGCATCTTTGAAAGTAATTCTTTATACTCTTTCTTATCTATCTCTTGGTAAGGAGCTTGCTGGTATGAGTGATCTGAGTGTGGCAAAAATGACACACCTGACATTTCATCAAAGTGTTTGTACACAAATGCACCTACATCCATCCACTCCTCATCACGTACTGTTATAGTAACTGAAGGCTTATGCTCACACCAATGCCGTTGATATGCAAGCCACAACTCTAGTTGCTCCACAGCAGACATAACATTACGTGTCACTGACTTCTCAGGCGACTTAACTGGGAAGCTAAACACAACTGTAGAGTCAGGCTTCATAACACATGGTTCATTAGGTATACCTCTATCAATCATAAACTGAGTTAGAGGATCTTTATTGTCACCACGTACAGTACGAATATAGTATGGGCTATGTCTCGCATGGATTCCACTGGCGCTATCTACAAGCTGTGAAACCGTGCCACTTGGTTTTACGCAGCTGATAGCAGTACTAGCAGGTATACCTAGTAGATTAGCCCACTCTTCATTAGTAGCTACAGCAACAGAACGTAAGTGTTCTAGTGTCTTCTTCAGACCTTTGTTCTTCTGTGTCATTAATGGGTTGTCCATGATACCTGTCATAGATACACCAAGCAATCTCTCTTCTGCTGTATTGTTCTGCCATACTTTACGTAGGTATGGGAACTTAATCATAGTAGACTGTATTGTACCTAAGATAGTAGCAAGTCTAACCTTACGCTCAAGATCTTCTAGTGTATCAGTAGCACGTACTACACACTCCGTTAGGTTACAGAACTGGTAGGGGCGTAGGATTATCTCACTGCAAGGGTTGCAGCCGAACTCGTAGTTAGGATCACGTCTACCATTCTTAGCCGCTTGTACCTTAGATGCTTGTCTGTTAAAGATACCACGCTCACCAGACTTAGACTCAACCAGAGACAACCATTCACGCATGAATGTTTCCATGTCTGGCTTCTCACTGTAAGCTACTGAGTTGTTAGCTAATGCTCTATGCCCTGCAGTTTCCCACCACTGTCCTGACTTAGCATGACGCATTCTATCATCAGATAAATTACTCAATGAAATCATAGCACTACGGCGTACACCGCCAACAACAACTATCTGGCCTATGAAACACATAAGGTCGTGACATTCCATAGAGCTAAGCTTACGCCCTTGTGCTGCCTTGAAGGTAGCTACAGCGAAGTTAAATAGTTCTACTAACGGCGCTGGTCCTGATGCTCTACCACCAAACGTTTTAAGTCTTGCACCTGCAGGTCTAACTTGAGATACATCCCACTTAGGTATTTCACCAGCCCATAAGAGTGCTAGAACTTGACGAAATCCTTTAGCCCAACCTTCTTTGCTATCCTTAACAACAACAGTAGACTCACTATCAAACAACTCAGGTATCTCTGGTAGCTTCTTTATGAACTGTCTCTCAACAGAGAAGCCAACACCAGTACCACAGAGAAGTATATACATAGCTTCATCAAAAGATTTAGGATCATCTACTGGTAGGTAACTACAATTATATCCTGCTGTATTGTCACGATCTAAAGCGGGACCAGCTGTCATCATCGCCCTCATACTAGGCATTATTTCCTGACCCAGTATAGCTTGTTCAATATCTCTTACGTCTGTGTTGTCTACTATTCTATCTACCTCATCGCCCAGCGCCTTGCGAACTACGTTATCCATGTAACGCCCTACTGTTTCTCCCCAAGACTCACGCCCTTTGCCATCAAAGTACTTGGCGTAGCGTGACTTGTGTATGAATGCTTGATAGTCTGTTGGTAATTGGTTACTCATCTATTGTCTCCTGATCCTTTTATTACACCACGTGCAGCGCGGCTATTTAGTTTATACATATTCCTCTGTATTAAATCTTGTAGGTTGCTACCAAAGTAATTAGCTATAGCAATATTGTAGAACAATACGTCACCACTCTCATTGAGTATAGCCTCTTCATCAAACGTACCATCTCTTAACATACGCTTTATCTTACCATGTAGTTCTCCTACCTCCTCACACAACCCTAATAGGTTTTCCATTAGCCTATCCTCAGGTTTTGTTACAATCATACTCTCAACAAAGTCGGAATACTCTGTTGGTGTTGAGTCTATTAGATTGTTTATTGCTTCTATATCTTCTCTAGCAATCATTTTCTTTCCTTAACATTTAAATTTTCTATATTCATATCATCCACATCATATATAACATCTGTTATTAGATCGTGGATATCTTTTTCGTGGCTATCATCATAGGCTGATAATATATTATTAGTATCTTCTACCTTAGCTACAAATGTAACATTAAACTTTTTCATGCGTTACCCTTAGTCTTAGTCCAGCGGTTAAGTAATATAACGTTATCTTTTACCTCATACCCCTCATCAGTTTCAATCAGTGCTTCAGCATATTGATCTGGGAACATTTCTTGTAGTAGGTTACCTCGTAGCTCTATGAAATCCTCCCATGCATCAGGATATGTATCTAAGAACGCTTGTGCTGAAGCCATAGTAAGAGCTTCCTCTAGTGCTGCCTTCATACCATCATGCGACTCAGCCTCACCAAATACTAAACCTGTTTTGATCTGACCTGTCCACTCACCCTCTCTAGTAACAGGATGTAATATAATAGCGATGTCGCCAGGCTTTACTTCATAGCCCATCATAACCTCCTCTTTACTTTCACACGTTGCTCTTTCATACGCTTACCTTTTTCTAGTAGCCAACCTTCTGGTATAACACGATGCGCCCACTTGAAGCCATTCTTCTCACACCAATCACAGTATCTACTCTTAGCTCCCTTATATAGCTTAGAGTTTGCGTTACTAAATACAAAACGTATATCTAGTTTAGGATGCTGCTTCTGTATTTCTACGTGCTTGCGCCGATCTCCAGAACTGAATAACCCTTTGGTCTCGATTATAATACCGTTGTCTAATTCGAAGTCTGGTGTATATGTGCGATACTTTAAATCTTCCCACTCTATCTTTAGCTTTTCATACGATACAATCTTCTGCCGTGTCTCTAAGAATGTAGCGGCCTCTAGTTCAAGGCCACTACGATAGTTTCTTCTATTGTGTTTACGAACCACTGCCATCTCCAACAAGTACGTACTCTACAAGAGGTGCTTCTTTCTTACCCTTGTATACACGTGAAGGTAATTCCTGTAGATCCCAACACTTGTGCTTGAAGTCACACCAGTGACACTTAGAGTTGAGTACTAGGTTACCACTAGGCTTCTTAAAGTATGTCTCAGGTACTGCTTCATAGCAACGCTTGAATGGTGCATCACTCTCAATGTAATCCACAGTAGATTGGATGCTATCTATTACAGCTTCCTTGTCCACCTCAGATGCGTCTACATACTTGAACTCACCGTTCCCTTTGTTGACTACCCACCAGCCACCTACATCCTTTCCTGCGGCTTCTGCATAGCCTACAAGTTGTGATACATAACCGAAGCTATCATCCTTGTTGAGTGCCTCAAAGCTTTCAAACTTATTCTTGTATGACCAAGGAGAGGCAGACTTAACATCGTCAATCTTTCCATCCATCTCCATATCATACTCACCCTTGATCTCTTGACCATTGGGTAGCTTGAGTGTGACAATCTCATTGTCTTTAAAGTCTTGGTCTACTGCACGTAGTAACCCCTTGAACACAGCCTCAACTATATCACCAAGGATCATGTTCATTAAGAAATGTGGTGGGAAAGGTCTACGATCTTCTGGATCATTCTTTTCAAACCACAACTGACAGGGTGCTTTACCAATGTTAGACATACGTAAGCGGAAGTCACCACGTGGAGGTGAGTTAAACTGTTTGTTTAACGCCGCCTCAACATCAGCGGCAACCTGCTTGGTCACCGCCTCTGTCATGTTTGCTTCACCAGCCAAAGCCTTCTGCAGAAAACTGTAGATTGCTAATTCTGCTGGGTGATTCATGGGCTTACCTCAATGAAGTCATTGTTGATAATGTCTGTTACTACAGATTCATCATCCTCAGACATAGCTTTGTCAAACCTCTCATGATACAAGTCTAAGATCTTACCATTGCTGTACTCAATAAGCTCAATGAAATCTTTTAACATCTCATTGTCACCCTCACCAAGATCAACCCTGTCACCTGATGCCGCTTTAATCTTACCAAACGTAGCACCTGCTGGGATGCTATCTTCCACACCCATAAACTTAATAGTAGACATTATAGGTAGTAAGTTCTTGCGCTTCAGAACACCTAGAACACCATTGATACTCTTTAGTGAGTCACGGTTCTTAACGTCCATAACAAAGGGTACGTCTTTATACGCAGACTTATCGAGTGATTCACCCTTCTCATTGATAGGATCATCAAGTGTTACTGTACCATAGTAAACGTTGACACGCTTAACACTACGAATAATCTGCTTAGTAATATCATCTAAAGCAGCAAAGTCCTCTATCCAACCTGAGGGTCTGCCCAAGTTGAAGCCACCTATACTGTCCTTCATGTCACCATTGAGTGAGTTAGCTAAGACAGACTTCTCCATCTCTTCTGTTTCACTATTCCAACGTTGCCACTGTTGGCGCTGGGCGAAGATACGCATAGTGACCCCATTGCTGTAGATCTTTTCGTCACCACGATTGAGGATGAAAGCACCTACTGGTATTACCTCAGTCTTACGTGTCTTACCTTCTAAGGTTTCAACCCCCATTATTGCTTGGTGCAGCATACCCATACGTGAAATAGATGGTGTTGATTCACCACCTGATGTAGACACACCCATAAGTTCTGCCATTGATTGTCCGCGTTCATTCGCGATTGATAGTTCATTGCTCATTTCTATACCTTTCTATAGATTCAAAGAGTTCCTAGTTATACATCATACGTCAACTGTGTCAAGCCAGTTTGATCCGATTTTTGCTTCAAGTAGTAATGGTACATTCATTTCTACATTATATGTTTTCTCTACAAGATCATTGATGTTGTCGTTAAGTGATTCAATAATATCAATAACTTGTTGTTCTTCGTCAGGGTGTATGTCAACTACCATACTATCGTGTACTGAATTAACCACGACAGAATTGTATGGTTGTAACAATTCGTGAAGCTCGTTCAACACAATAGGTACTATATCACCTGTAGCAAACCCTTGTACTGGGTAGTTCTTAATCATTGTAAAGTGACTTGGCATACCATTATCTCTGCGTCTTACATTTGGGAAAGCATATTGTCGTCCTGACTTATTAGTGATCTTCATAAAGCGTAGTGCTTCATCACCTAACTCCTTATGCCATGCAGCAATACCCTCATACTTCTCAATAAAATGTTTATAGTAAGCGGCTTCAGCCTTAGACCTTCCATATCCTGTAGCCCCGAAAAGGGGTGCAAACGTATGTGCCTTGGCCGAGGACCTTGAGGTTTTCTGACCTGCATCTGTTATAACTTTTGCTGTGTAACTGTGTACATCAAAGCCTGTGCTAATCTCTTTCATAGCCTTTTCGTCTTGAGCAAGAAACGCAGCAACTCTAAACTCAAGTTGAGCAAAGTCAGCTTCCATTATCTTGCCATTTTCCCACCGTGAAACAAAGACTTTCTTAACAGGAAACGTACCCCCACGTGGCATATTCTGCATGTTAGGATTACGTCCACTGAAACGTCCAGTAGCTGTTATGTGTTGTGTTAAGCCTACATGTAAGAAGCCATCATGCTTAGTATAGTTTGATATACCCTCGACAAAAGAACTCAGGTAGCTACTGATAGCAGACAGACGTTTCTGATCTGTAAGAAATGCCTCTGCCTCTTCCATGTTATTACTTCTGGCAGTAGCCGCAAGTACATCTAGGTTATCCTTACCTGTACTAAAACCATTGGCACTAATCCATTTCTTATTAGGCGCAGTAAACCTTAGACCTGCAATCTGTTTTGTTTCTTGTAGTTGAAAGCCTCGCGTGTCACAGTCTTTACACTTGTTAGGTCTAGCATACTTTGTGCCATCCTTCTTTAGTTTATACGTTTTGCCTACACCCTCACAGGTTGGGCATGTAAATGCTTTTGTTCTGTATACAGGCGTAGAGTTTGCCCTAACAGCATCTTTATATTCATCCACTGTAGACGTGAACTCAAACAAATCTGCCCATTCCTTTTTGTTATTCATGCGCAGCGAGAATACAACCTGTGACATTTGCTCAGGACTGTTAAGGTTTATAGGTGTATCACCCATAAGCTTACGTATCTTCTTCTGCATCCTGTCTTCAATCTCTGCCTTCTCTTGTTCAAACTCTACTCTTACTTCGTCAAGGGCTGATCTATCCACCCTGATCCCTGACATATACATTCGGGTGAGAGTTTTACAGGTGGTAAAGGTTGTATCTCTAATGACTTTGAGACCTGTGGATTCGGGCTTGGCATAGTCAGCTTCGATACTGTGGAACAACCAGCTAGTAGAGAGCAGGTCACACCTAAGATAAAAGCTAAGCTCATCCAACGGTATCTCATTTGTATTGTATCCTTCTTTAAAATATCTTTTGAGTGTATCATCTTTCTGTACCTCTAAGTTTCTACGTTCAGCACAAGCACCCAAGTTTAAAACGTTGCGCTGCCCTCTATCAAGTATGTACTCTGCTAACATGGTATCATAGATCAAGCCATCATACTTGAAGCCAGACTCCCATAGCCACATCATATCGTGCTGTGCGTTGTGCATTATGAGTAGTGTTGTTAAGTCTAATACATCCTGCACTAACTTATGCCCAGCGCCTGACGTATCCTTCGCCTCATCATGGTCTATATTTACAATGTGTAATTCATCATGGTTGTCTGCATTAACCATACCAACTTGGACTAGGTGGTTGTTAATCTCAAACGGGTCCATGTGTTTCTTACCGTTGCGTTCTGTTGTGCTATTCTCAACATCTAATACTATTCTCATGTCTTACCTCAAGCTGAATAGATAGAGCGTGATCCATCTAATACACAGGTGATCTTACCCTGATACCCATTCAACTTATTCTTGGCTAAGTTTAAGTAACGAACTGGATCTTCGTCTTCACCCTCAGCTTGTTGTGTCTTACCTATCAAGACCATTAGGTCAGCCTCAGCTGCCTTACCTGTCTTAGATCCTTCCATCATCGCTTGGTTAAGGTCAGCCTTACCTTCTGCTTCTGCAGATAGTTGTGACA